TAGGTATTTTAGCGAATGCTAGCGAGACTTAGATAAGTTAGAAACTTTTAGAGATTTTTAGAAAAATATAAAGTTGTAAAAGTTTTTAGAAAAAGTAAAAGGTTTATAAGTTTATAAAAGATAATAATAAATAAAGTTAAGTAATAATTATAGGCATCTTCTATAACCATTATAGGTATATTCTATAACCATTATAGGCATCGTATAACAAACAACTTCTAGTATCCTTTCGTATATAATGCGGGATATCGCATACTATATAAGAAAATATGCGAAGCATAAATACTCTTAATAAATGATGCGATATCCCGCATAACACTTCAATAATACTTCTATTACCATTATAGGTATCTTCTATTGTCATATTTGATGCTCTCTATGTTCTATCCCTAGCAAATACTAGGGCGCTAGACGCGCTGCTTCGCTGCCGACCACTAAGATAATATAGCAGATGTCTCTTACCATTACTGGTGTCATAAATGATAAAAGATTATTACCTAGGTATTTTTAGCAAATGCTAGGAAGACTTAGATAAGTTAGAAACTTTTAGAGATTTTTAGAAAAATATAAAGTTGTAAAAGTTTTTAGAAATAGTTATAAGTTTCTAAGTTAAAAATATAATAATAAATAAATAATAGTAAGACTATAGATAATACTAGGATACCTCTATTACCATTACTGGTATCCTCTATGTTCTATCTCTTCGCAATACTAGGCGATTTTAGAAGAATACAGTATAGTTTAGCGTGATTTGCTAATAAAGAGTAATACTTAGCAAAACTTCTATGTTCTATCCCTCGCAATACTAGGCGTCCCCTAATGCTTATATGAATATCGCAGGGTTTTGTGTTATAAAGTTCCAGTTTATCTTGTTTATCCTAGTTATTTTTTTAAGTTCATCAGCAGGTAATGCTTCTTCGTGTGCTATCCTTTTAATTAGCAACTTAATAGCAGCAGGCTCTAGAGATAAATTAGACCATCCTCTAATTTTAGAATTAACATAGCCGATGTCATCTTGCTCTGCCGTCTTACCCTGTAAATCAATAGGGTCGTGATTAAGTTTCACAGCATTCCATACGGGTTTAGGGTTCCAAGTGGTTCCTTGTATATTCTCAGGGGCTCTTAGTAATTCTTCGGCTTCAGGATTATAATTGTTAGATAACTGAACCCAGTCTATTTTAAAGCGATTTTCAGGCAACTTTAATATATCCATAGCACAAGGATTGCTAGACAATACCCTCCAATCTAATTTGTCAAACAAAGGCAATGCCGCAGTTTCTTCAGGTGATAACATTTCTTTACTATATTTAGCCTTTATTAATTCAGTAGCCTCAGGATTACCAGATAATGTTCGCCAATCAATCTTCTTATTACGAGGCATAGATGCTAACTCTTCCTTAGATAACTTATTCTCCTCTTTATACTTTTCTTCTAATAACTGGATTGCTTTAGGATTACCAGACAAATTAGACCAACTTATTAAATGCGGGCTCTCTATTAAAAAATCAATCGCATTAATATTGCTAGATAAAGTATCCTTCTCTAACTTGTCAAATGGTATCCCTCTTCTTAATATATACTTCTTTTCTAACATACCCTCAAAAACCGCAACAATCTTCTTACGCATATCATAAGGCAGTTTTAATATAGGCGCCTTCATCGCCGCTGCTTTCATCTTGCCTTTTATTGTTTCAGGCGATGAATTGATATTTTCCTTAAATACCGATAGATACTTACAAACCTTTCTTAGTTTATCTTTATTAACCTCTAAGAGGGTCGCTGTTATCTCTAGTATATTGTCGTCCTTACACATCAACTCATAGTTGGATATAGAAAGCCTAAGCATCGGGTTGTCTGTCTGTGCTCTATCCTTCATCTTTTTAATTATCTCAATATTAGGCGAAGAAGAAGATGCATTGTTTAATTCCTCGGCAAGATTAACCCCTAGTAATTTAGACAAGGTTTTAGATTTATTCTCAGCCTGTTTCTGTAAATAAGTCATCTCTAATATATAAGAATAAGAAAAATACAGTATTCTCTCTTGTAAAAATAATTTACATAAATATATATGCTATATCTCTAAGTGTCTAATGTTCTTATATTTGACATAAAGGTTTCCTTCCAACTTGGTTTAGGTTTTATATCATCCATATAAGAAACTTTTTAATATGGATTAATACTCGTTTTTTATGTATAATACTTATCAAATTAAATATTTTATGTTGATTTGATATATTTTTCAAATCAATTACTGAATTTTTTTTCAAATCTGTATTACTTAACATAATACGCTTGTATATTACTGCTAAAAGTAATAATATCAATTTTTATATAATAGGATATAAGGATATCCTCAAGTATATATAGGGACGCCGCTTCGCTGGCTATACAAATATAAACCTGCTATTAAGTTGTATCAGGTCATAGTATTTATAAACATTACTTATGTCCTTCAGTTTCCCTGTATCCTGAGAATTCACGATGCCTTTCATTATGTCTTCTATGGTATCTCCGCTAATATTACTGGTTTTTATTATATCATTATAGGTGTAATGTGCTTTATTATATTCTTCTGCGAACACCTTGTTATTTAAGGTGATATAATATATACTATTGCTATTATAGGCAATTATCTGCTTAACCAATTCAATCGTCTCTTGGTCTTTGTTTATACATTTGTCAGTCTTCTCTGTCTTTGTCTCCCACAACTTCTTTTTGTTGTTTTTGTCATTCTTAATATATGCGATAACCTCAATCGTATTCGTCTTGAGTTTCTTGGTTATTTTAATGGTAGCATCTAGGTTAGTCGCAGCGTTAGCCGTCGTAGCTTCGCTAGCATCACCAGTCGTCGCAACATCACTAGCAGTAGCCTTCTTAGGCTTTCTAGTTTTTGCTACAGGTGCTACAGATACTTCCGTTCCCTCCGCTACTTCCGTTCCCTCCGCTATCACACCTAATGTCTTTGCCGCTTTCGCTGCTACCGTCTTTGCTCCTAAGGTCTTCGCCGCTTTCGCTGCTTTCACTACTACCGTCTTCGCCTTAACCGCTCTAGGCGCTTTAGGCTCTTGTAGGATATTGATGAACCGGTCAAACAACAACTCTTTAACCATCATTAGTTTTAGATTACCAATCCGGTTTTTCCGGCGTATATCATTTTGATATAGGGGTTTATCTAGCAATCCTTTTTCTACATTATTCCAATATTCGTCTCCTTTGTCATATCCAGGGAGCCTCTCCAAGCATAATGCGTAGAGTTGTAATACAGGTTTCATAATCTGGTTGGTAATATAATGTAAATAATCAGGTGTTAAGTTGTTCTGTTCTATATAATCTGGATGTTCTATGCGGTCTCCTTGTAATGATGGTGCTGTCTTAGACACAGATTTATCCGTCTTAATATATACAAAGGGTATGCGCTCATTCACTACAGGTCTGTTTCCGGGGTCTCTAGCGCCTATTCTGTCCGCCAACACTTTATGGGCGATTTTAGATGGGTCTTTATATGAACCTCTTAAACTCTTGGTGATTATTAGGTCTTTCATAGACGACTTACCTTCCACCAGATTAGACAACTCTTCCTGTAAGAATTCTATAGAACCTTCCAAATCTTGTTTTTCTAATATGATATTTATGACGCCGCCATATATCTTCTTGACTATCTGGGCGTTATCACGGCGTTTCAGCACAATACCCATAGACTTCTGCTTGTATTTTGTGGTATCCGTCTCGTATAAATTGCCGACATATCGCTTCTTGCTGAATAGAATAAACGGATATAGGCATTTCTCATAGTTCAGTTTCTGCGGACTAGGCATAATGTCAGGGACATTTATATTTCTCTCAACCTCCTTACCAATATCTATAGCAAACTGTAAAGCATCTGTCCCAAATACCGCATTACCTGCTTTATCGGCTAAAGGGAATTTACAGAATATAGAATCAGTATCTCCATAAATAACCTCAGCGTTGTATTCTCTTTCCACAAATTCCTTAGCCAACATAATCATATTTCGTCCTGTCGCCGTGGTACAGGCGGCAATCTCCTTTAAGTAGATAGAAGATGTCCTAGCGCCTATCTGTCCGTATAGCGAATTTGCCGTAACCTTGTAGGCGACTTGCGTAGCATCCAATACATCCCGCTCAAACACATTATAGGTATCCTTGATGCCTTCTATATTCTCTTTTAATACTATAATCTTGCTATTAGCCTCTATATTATATACTTCGTAATGGTCTCCACGGTCAGAGCAAATACCTGAATATGACGCGCCGCTCGCGCTGCCCGCACCGCCCGTCGTTATCGTCTGGTATTCTATCCTCTTCCTAGTGTTCTTTCGCTGTTTTAGCAACATATCCAAGACATCCGCTATAATACCTTTGCGCCCGTCCTTGTATTGGACGAATACGCATTCCTTCTCTCCAGTCTTCTTCTTCTTATCTCCAGCACCTTCATACAAATCATAGGATATTGTCTTATACTCTATGTTTGGGTCTTCTACACGATATTTTTCGTCCATCAAGTAGCAATCGTGCGACAGATTACAGGATATCATAGAGGACGGATAAAGAGAACCGTAATCAAATACCACAATAGGTTCGTTCAAATATATCCCTTCTTTCGGCTCCAGCACAACGGCACCTTCATATCCGCTATCGTCCAACTGCTCCTCCATATTCTCGCGATAAGATTTAATCGTCGGTATCAGGTATTCTCGTTCCATACACTCTTTGGCGATTAGGGAGAAAATCTTGATACCTTGCCCTCTGCGAAATAAGAAATTGAGAGGCACGAGACATACATTACCCATACCAATATTATTCTCTAGAATTTTCAATTTATGTATCAGCCTATTCACCAGACAGCAATCCTGAATACAGTATTTAGCGATTACGCATCTGTCCTCGCTACTTCCCTTAAACTTGTCAAAAATCTCTTGCGGCTTCAAGTCATTCTTGTTATCTCCTAAGAATATTGACGCTACATTATCCAGTTTATAACTGTCTAACTTCTGGTCTCTTTGCATAACCTTCAGCAAATCTATAAGCACCGTTCCGTCAAAATCTATGTATCTCAATATATTATCTCCAAGTGCCGATGAAGACAACTTCAATTCCACTAGCGATGCTTTGCGTGTTATCAATCGCCCAAAGCCTACAGAAAACTCTTCCATAATATTCAGTTCTGTCGCCCTATCCCAAATATATTCCATATCAAAACCAAATATATTATAGCCAGTAATAATGTCAGAGTTTAGGTTATTCATTAGCTCCTTCCATTTAATGAGAACCTCCTTCTCACTATCATAATACTCCACATCGCATCCTTCAATCCTATCGCAACTGTTTAGCGTGATAATATTCTTATATACGATGTTGTCAGAGCCGTAGATATGGACGGTAGTCCCTATCTGGATTATCTTGTCTCCCTCAAGCGCTACCAGATTTTTTGTTAAAATCTCGGTAAGTTTTAACTCGTGGGCGTTCAATTCTCTAACGGTCATACGACTACCTTTAATATCGTCCGCAGCATCAGCGTCAGCGTCGCTATCGTCGCCGTCTCCGCCAGCATCGCCGTCTCCGCCAGCATCATCATCATCATCGCTACCGCTGCTAGGCGTCTTCTTGATAGACGAAGCAATAATATTTAGTATCTCTATGATTTTTGGTATATGCGGCTCTATCTTTCCCTGTATGGATGCTATATAAGCGCCTGTTATCCGGTTCTTAGCATATATGCGGTTAATCTTCACATCCTTTGCGACATCTATAATAGCGTCTTCGTAATAGATGGTTCTTAGCCAATCTACTATATTCTCCGGCGTATATTTATATCCAAGTTTAGCAACCATAGCAAGGTCTTGAGCGACTTTGCTGTAATTCTTCTTAGGCACAGGGAAATCACCGTGGCTACTAGAACACTCAATATCAAAAGATGTTATCAGCAGCGGTGCTATTTTATTCACCTGTATAGGCATAATGTTTTTATACTCAGTCTCTATATTGTAATCGCACCGGCTGATATCATCGCCCATCTCGTAGGCGCCTTTCTCTATTCTTACCCAATCGCACGGACGGATGTTTTGCGTATGGATGTATTTCAAGAATGGGTCAATATTGGTTTCATACATTTTAAAATCATTCTTTTCAAGGCTTTTAAAGTAATACTTCAGGCTGTTATATAACTTCAGCGACTTAACGGATACCTTCAAGAAACGGAATATCTTGTCGTTTGTAAAACCCCAGAAGTCCTTCTTTCGCACCACTTTCATACTAACGAAGTGCGCCTCCAGAGCGCGCGGTATAATCTTCTTGTTATACTCGGTCTTCTTGCCGTTGCTGTTAAAGACGCACACATAACTCTCGTTCATTATAACATCATTTAACTCATCCACCTTAGCCTTAAAGGCGTTCTTTCCAAGCCCCTCCCATTTCTCAGGCGGCTTAATGTAGAAATAAGGGACAAAGTTATTAACCTTCACGCAATATGTAGCACCGACAGCCGATGTGCCGTAAATGAGAAGAGAATAGAAGTCAGTAGCGTCCTTCTGGATATTTGCTTTGTCCGATTCAGGGTCATATATATCGGTAATCTGGAACTCTATGGCGTCCTCGTGGTTATTTATTGGCTCCTGTATCTTTCTTGGAAATTCCATTTTATCCATTTTAGCAAACCTATAAATGTCTATATGATTTAATTATTTAAATACAAATCATTTTTTAATTTATTCTAATAGAATAAAATATACTTGGTTATTATGAATATAAGTTTGGAAGGTCTCATAATTTTAATAATAACAATAGCAGGCGCCTATTATATATATAATTATTACCTAAACGAGGGGCTAATAAAGGTTAAAAGTAGCGTCGATAACACAGAATATAAGGTGCAACTGAAAGATGACGCTAAAGAGGCTGCTGATTTAATCGCTACAATTAAAAGCAAGTTAAATACATTATTAGAACATTTAGAAAAAACTTACGGAGGCAGCGATAATCGCGTGGAGATGCTGAAAAGCAACTATAAGCCCGACCGATTGAGCGAGGGTGTTGATACTCCGGGCTATACCAGTTATTCTGTGAATAAAGGCGAACAGATTGTGTTGTGCCTTAGGAATAGGGACAAACTGATGGATATTAACACGATGACCTTTGTGGTATTACACGAGTTCGCGCATTTGGCGACGGAAAGCATCGGGCATACTGAGGAGTTTTGGACGAACTTCAAGTGGATACTAGAAGAAGCCGTTAATATCGGCATATATACAAGACAGGACTTTAAAAATAAGAATGTGGATTATTGCGGTATTAAGATAACCTCATCGCCTTTGTAAATATATATAAGATATTGACAATTATTAAAATAATATGACTAATACGACAAATAACACTTGTGTCAATATGTCGGTCTTTGACGGCTTTAGCGGCTTTAGCGGCTTTAGCGGCACATATGCTAAACAGTCCTCACCGGCTACGCTAGCGATACCAGATGCGCATAACTATGACTACAATTATAACCAATTTGAGATTTTCTATATAACCTTTATAATGTTAATGCCTTTTAGTAAGAAATATGCGCCTCTCATTAAGAGTGATGTGGTGCGCCGGAAAATCAATCAATATACGAATTGGAATTTATTGATGATATTGGCGAATAGCCTTCTATATAATGTGTGGGGCATAAATAACCACATAATATCACGGTTTATCGCAATCAACTCTATACAGATTATGACATTATTTCATATGTTTATTATGTATGATAGTAATGTGTTGTTTTGTGTGATGAACGATGAGCCTGTATTGCTAAAGCACTCTATATGCCGCCGAATTTCTACTAGCAACTTGGTGCGCCTTGAATACCTTATCGGCAATATAGTAGTCCATATATTGCCTGTATATTTTTATAGGGATTATTTGTTTATAGCCAGCGCCGCTGGTGGCGATTTGGATATGCTCCCTTATATAATAATGTTTAAATTTATGTGGGTTCTAAATATATTCGGCGACTTCAACATAACATCAATTTATGTGCCTACATTTAACGGCTGTAATGTTAGACTGGTGAATATCGTGGTTATCGTGGATTTTCTAACATACAAGGTTCTCAATTCTCTTTTACGGACATTTATATATAAATATTAGGCGTGTATAATACATTAATTACACATCCTAACCTATCCTAATGATACCTAGAATTATTCACCAGACTTGGAGGGACAAGAACCTACCGCCAATTATCTATAAGTTAGTGAGCGAGAACATAGCACTCTTTAAAGCAAATGGATATGAATTGATGTTTTGGACGGACGAGATGATATTAAAACTGATAGCCGACGAATACCCGAATTTCTATAATATTTATAAACTAGCTCGCACAGGGGTGCAAAAAGGCGATATCGCCCGCATCCTCCTAGTATATCATTACGGCGGCATCTATATTGACCTAGATGTCCTCGTATTAAGGGATTTTGCCGAGATTTTGGATATGAGCGCTGACAAACTCTATATTACTTACGAACCGTCGGGACAGACAAACGCCTTATATAATAATGACAAATACCTTTGTAATGCTTTCTTTGCGGCAAATAAGAATAACCGGATGCTTAAAGTTATATTAAATAATATACCAGAATATATTAAGAATTATACTGAGAATATCTTTGCTAGATTTGATGTGTTTGGCGGAGCCTATTTTAAGGAGGTTATCACAGCCCCTATTAATGCGATGTTTAAGGAAGATGTGTGTATCATTAATGACCGAGAACTCTTTTATCCTATTAATGACCCGAAGTTGGACGATATGCCTTTCACCGTGGGCGACTGGACTAAGTTGAAGAGGGGCGATTATGGCGCCGATACTATTATGGTTCATTATTGGATACACGGGGATTTTGAATCGCGAACTCTGCTAGGCTCTTTTATCCCTGAATTGAATAAGACGATACACGAGAATATGTATGGTTTTTTCTCTAGACTGTATCCAAATATAGCAAAAAAAATTGATAGTATATTATAGGTTAAGTAATATAACTAAGTTAAATGTATAAAGGCAAGCATTTATTACTGATACTTATTACGATTACTAGTAATATGCGATTTGTAAGAGGATTTGCTTATACCAACATAATTAAAAAAACAATACTTCAAGATACCAAGATGCCTTCTATATATTTGGAGAATAGTTTCTTTGGCGACATCTATGCTAGCGGCGCTAGCGGCGACCCAAAGTTTAAGAATAAGTTTTTTTCTGCGGAGCACATATTCCCACAATCCCTACTAAATAATAAACACACAAACGACATGCACAATATAATAAAGACCCTGAATACGCTAAATGTTAATAGGTCTAACTATATGTTCGTTGAAGATACGAAGGTTAATATGAAAGACAAGAATTGGGCTGAGTTAGACTTCGGCAACTATGTTAATCATAAGAACAAGGTGTTTGTCCCTAACGACTATTCACGAGGTTTTATATCCAGAGCAATCCTGTATATGTGCTGGGAGTATGACTACAGTCATAAGAAGGTTATAGATACAGACTTGCTGATTAAATGGTATTTTCAGCATCCGCCCTTAAAAGAAGAGCGATACCATAACGAGATTATACACCGGATACAGCGGAAGCACAATATATTTATCACAAACTACTTTAAGAAAAATAATGTTATCATTAAGTTCATAAATAAACTGTAAGATATGTATATAGACTTAAATAATAATATTAAAGAGGTTATAAAAACAATACCAGAAGACTATTATAAGAGAATATTAAGAAAAATAAGGTAAGAAAATACAAGAATTATAAAGACTAAAATCGGCATTTAAAATGTCAAAAGGTGTAAAAAATGCCTCAATTTATTTTTTTCTTATATAAAAATTGATACATGCTATATATTATTAAGTTATAGCATAATATAATGAGCGATGCTAGTGCCGATAATGAGACTACTGAAGAACCCGTAGCTGTCGCTTCGCCGCCGCTATCGCCATCGCTTAACGCAAAGCAACAATTAGCAGTTGCCCAGACGATGAATGGGGACAATATATTACTAACGGGTCCCGCAGGAACCGGCAAATCATTCACTATTAAATATATTATAGAGTTGTTAAAAGCCAATAATAAGAATGTGGGTCTCACAGCAACAACAGGGACGGCTGCTTTTATTATCGGCGGACAGACAATCCATTCTTATATGGGTATGGGGATAGGCGAAGAGAGCACCGCTGATATCTTTATAAAGATTAAGAAGAAGGCTGGTATATATAGGACGCTAGTAGAACTAGATGTGCTTATAATTGATGAGGTATCTATGCTGGATGCTGCGCTATTAGAGAAAATATCCAGCATCCTTTGCTATGTTAAATCGCACAGTTTGAAAGATACAGGGCTGCTGAATAAACCGTTTGGAGGGATACAAGTTATTTTTATCGGGGACTTTTGTCAGTTGGCGCCTGTGAAAGGATTTTACTGTTTCTTATCTAAACTATGGATTGAAGCGGACATAAAGGTTATTATGCTAGACGAACTAGTAAGACAAAACGACGACTTATTATTTCAGCAAATACTACAAATAATCCGGAAAGGCAAATGCACCGACAATATCTTGAAGGTTCTTAATGCCCTTAAGGATACGCAATTTGAAGATGAAATAATACCCACCAAATTATACCCTAAAAATGTGAATGTTGATAAAATAAATGAGATGGAGATAGATAAACTCAAGAGAGCTGGTAATAAAACCATTATTTACAAGGCAATCGCAGGCGGTAGCAGCGGTAGCAGCGGTAGCAGCGCCTTTGCCGGATCCATTAACAAATATGATGTTGAGTTAGTGGAGAATTCGCAAGTAATCATCACGCGTAATATTGATATTACAGGCGGGCTTGTTAATGGAACACGAGGTATTGTTAAACATCTACATAAAGATTTTGTAATAATCAAAGATACGCAAGGTAATAACCATAGCATAGTGTATTACAAGGATATTTTAGGGAGCGGTAGCGGCGGTAGCGGCGGTAGCGGCGCCAAGAAGTCAGCTAAGGCTGCCGATAAATCGCATATTCTACATATGCCTTTAAAGGTATCCTATGCTTTGTCTATTCACAAATCACAGGGTATGACGATAGATGCTATGGAGATTGATTTAGGAGACAATATTTTCACTTGCGGTCAAGGATATACCGCACTATCACGAGCAAAAAGCCTAAGAAGCATTAGGGTTATTGATGTATCCAATCAATCGTTTAAAATAAATCCCTTTGTGAAAGCGTTCTACAATAATATTTTAAAGTAATAAGATAAGATACATTTATGAAAATAACTAAAATAACTAGGATAGGCACCTATAAAACCGGCTTTAAATATTACAAAAACAAGGTTGAGATAACGAATGCCGACGATATAGAAAAGATAAAGTTGCTGAAGATACCTCCAGCATATGAGAATGTATCTATATTAAATGATAAGAAGATTATAGCATATGGATATGATAGTAAGAATAGAAAGCAGGTATTATATAATCCTGCCTTTATTGCTAAACAGAACGCCAAGAAATACGATAAGATATCCACATCTATTAAATTTTTTTCCATATTGAAAAAGAGGATTGCGAGTGATTTAGGTAGCGGCGGCGACGAAAAGACGCTAGCAATTGCTGTTATAATAACTCTTATATTAACTTGCGGTTTTAGGATAGGCAATAAGAAATATGAGAAGGACAATAATTCTGTTGGATTAACCACGCTAAAATATAGCCATTTGAAGTTTGATAACGACCGTCAAGGCATCCTTTTAATAGACTTTATAGGGAAGAAAGGGGTTCGTAATGTTGCCGAGTGTGATAACAAGATAATATATGAGTATCTGTATAATAAATACAAGAATGCGACTAGCGGGGCTAGCAAGGATGACTATGTATTCACCTATGACGGAGGCAAGGTGATAACTTCGGCAGATGTTAATGAATATTTGAAAGTAATTAGCAATAAGTATTCTAGGAAGGGGACGGAGCCTATAATAATAACCACAAAGGATTTGCGAACTTGGAATGCTAATATGCTTTTTTTAACCTACTATAAAAAATTAAGGAAGTCTAGAGGTCGTGGAAAAGATGCTAAGAAGGGAGACGCTGATGCTATCGCTGACGCCAAGGACGCTACAGCGCAGGATGCAGCCGAAAAGTCCATCAATAAGGACATAAAAGCCGCTATTGAGATGGTCGCACATAAATTACATAATAGTTATAGTATATGTAGAAAGAGTTATATAGACCCTAAAATAATAGAGGATTTGCTGAGTAGTAGGCAATCATAAAAAACAAAAATTGATTTTAATTCTTCTTATCTTAATATAAGAATTATATAATATAGAATAAATATAGAATGGATATCAACATCGTTATCGCAAATCTAAAGGATATGCTGAAAAGCAGAGGAGATGATATAACATTATTTGAGGAGCACGAGGCATCTATTGACAAGGACAAATATGAAAGGGACGCCAGTTGTATAGAGTATGAAACCTCTAATACAACGCTGATATTTGCGCTAACAAAGCAGACCCGAAAAAATATAATTACTGAACTTAAGGAGGATTTGAAAGAGGATGATGCGAGCGGCGGAGGGAGCGGCGGGACGCTGAGTTTCGTCAAGAAGCATCGGGGAAAGAATAACATCATCCTAATATTCAATAATGATACGGTGTCGCTACCTCTAATATCGCAGTTAAACAAGTATGACAAGATATTCCAGAAAAATGGCGGAATGCTCCAGTATTTCCAAGTGAAGCAACTTATGTTTAACCCAACAAAGCACGAGTATGTCCCTCAGCATATTAGACTGGCTGAGAGCGAAGTCGGCGACTTTATGAAAAAGTATATGATACGAAGCAAACTAGATATGTCTCGCATATACCCGAACGACCCTATTGCTAAATGGCTCGGGCTTAAATACGGAGACATCGTTAAAATTATCCGCTATAACGAGAATAGCGGTGAATCGTATTATTACAGGTCTTGCTTCTAACTCAGCCGTAAAATAAAATATATATAGTAATAGAGGACATATTGAATGACAACACCATTAAAAAATAACTATATAGGCAAGATTGACGAAAAACTGAAGATATATGATAGTATATTTTTTAAGTCTATAGACGGGAGCGGAGTATTACTTGCGGAGGCTAGCAAGATAACTGCGCCGAATGGTTTGAGAATACCCGCGAATACTAATGCTACCACATATAATGTCTCGCAACTCCCTAACTTTATAAGAAATATCGTTAATTTTAACATTAAAAACTTTAATATACTTGATGACAAAGATAACAATATGGGGTTTGTAAGCAGAACCGTAGGGCGTAATGGTGCGCCCTCATATTCTTTTAATGATAATGTTAAAACCAATATTATAGAGACGCTAAAGGTTATTAATGTGTTCGTAGATATACTAGAAGCCTACAAATACTGTATAGATAACAAGGATAAAGAGGCGGTATCAGGTGCCTTTGATACCGGCTTCACCGTAGAAACACCAATAGACAGGATTGAATTAGTATCGGCAAATACGAGGTTTTATAATGCTGCTAAAACAACGATGACACCTGCAAGCACAGTATTAAACGCAGGGTATATAAGGAGTATTAAAGAATATGAAGGTGCCGATAAAAATATCACGGTGTTATACCTATCAATCCAAAGTTTTAATACTGGTATGGCTGATAAGGATTATAATTATAATAATATCTTTAGCAAAACCAACGATAACGCTACATTTAATAATACGCCGGAAAATATATTAAATAGCGCGGCTTTAACTGGACTAACAACATCATATGCGTTAGCAAGAACAGACTATCCTCGACAAACATATAGTGGGCTTGCTAGCGACCCTAAAGCAGTATCTAACTTAACATTAGAGAACCGCAATAAGGCGCTCATCCTCATATTATTAAAAACGCTGTTTAACCTTGATAATAACTTTCGCAGCCAGAGCGTATATGCCTTGTATTATTATTATAAATTCGTCCAATTATATTCAGCCCTTGTCATAAATATCTCTAATGTTATGTATGCCGATTTAAATATAGCAAAACCGCTAAGGATTGAGACGCGTAATATGACAACTAGCAAAGCGGAACTTGGGGTATCGGCAATTGAGTTAGTCCCATTAACAGACACTTATAGCACAGGACCGACATTCACACAGACAGGAGGAGGAGGGACTATAAGTGTTGCTCCGGAGAATATTACTGTTGTTAATGGTAGCGCAGATACCAATAGCAAAGTTAATATTATAAACAGCGGCAAGGGATATACTACAACGCCTACATTTACTGTATCATCAACACCTACTTCTACCGCAAAAGCGACGATAGTCCCTATAGTTATGGGATATTCGCGAACGAATGATGGAAATATAGACAAGTTAAGGGAAGTTATTACTGAGATTAGTGCGTCTCTGTCGCAACTTATCACAGATGTCTCTAACTATAATGCGAATACAGATGCGTCCTTTGCGATTAGCACGAAATCGCCTGATGGAAAACCTACTAAAGCGACACTTTCTAACGATAATAAGGTTGTTCTGTCTATTAGTAAAGTATGTGTAATTAATAAACTGAATAATTATAATGAAAAGAATGATTTTGTTAATGATTTTACCATATATGACAATATAAATAAGAATTATTACAGTATCATAAGGATTAATAACGAAGACCAAGCCATCTTTAATATAGAGATTAATGCGGTTTATAGAGCCGAGGATATTTTAGAAAAAGATATAGACACTAAGATATTTAAGAACGGAAATGGAGATACTATGACACGACCAGCAGTAAATACGCTGAGTGATATTGACACACCGAATGCCGACTTCTTAGAAATCCGCCGCAAGGATATTAATGCCTACAAGACAGAGTATATATATAATAGGAATGACCTTGAGAAATTGAATGAGAATATCGGGTATAACACTAGCAAGGTTTCGCACCAGACAAATCAATACCAAGCCCAGTTTAATAAGAACCTGTTTTTAGAGAGGCAAATCTTAACATACAATATCATACTGGCGATTATAATAGTGGTATTAGTAGGTATAAATGCGGCAAATATTAACAGGCAATTGGCGAAGACAATATCGCTATCTTGCCTAGGCGCTATCGTATTATTATTCGTAATTTACTTTATATCTAATATAACATACATAGAGACATTCGTTAGCACCAGCGATGATTTATATGTTATAACGGCTTCGTATTATGAAGCCAATAAGAATAAGTTAAACCCTACCAGTTATAATACCCAGAAACTGAATAAGTTAAATATTGAGATTGACAAGTTAAATTCTAGGTTTATCAGTTATTTTGAAAAGATAATCATTACGCTTCCTTCTACGGACAACCTAGATTTTTACAGGGAGATTAAGGAGGTTATAACAAATGATAGGGATAACAAGCAGTTCATCAACAAACGCCTAGAATACAATAAGTCGCAGAATAGTAATGACATTAACTCGCTAAAATACGAGTTGGAGAACAATAAGTTGTATATCAATACGCTTTTAATATCCGCTATCATATTTATAGGGATATATAACCTGTATATTAACTATATGTCGAGCGATAAATACCTGTCATTACTGCTATTCGTAAGCGCCATTATATTCATCATAATACTATCGTATTACCTAATAACCTCTAATAGACGAGTTAAAACGGTCTTTAAGAATGTCTATTGGGGTCCCGAGTTTTCTAAGAGTTTCTAAATGATATCCTTTTATTTTTTCATAAATTATATAAAAAAGTGTAATCTATATATCTTAAATGACTATCATAAAAGAAAACAAAAAGCGTGAAAGCGAGGACAACAAGGCTGGCGAAAGCGACGAGACATATAGCGATAATAGCGGCAGCAGCGGTGATATCTATAATTGTGAGGCAGACGAAGCGGACGAAGCGGACGAAGCGGACGAAGCGGACGAATGCGACTGTGAATGTGAGGATTGTAAAGAATGCTGTGAGAGATATTATGGATGTGAAGCCTGTGAAGCCTGCGAAGCCTGTGAAGCCTGTGAAGCCTGCGAAGCGCCCGCAGGCGGCTTCTTTAATAAATATGATGAGATGAATACTAGCAAGAATAAGAGTTTTGTGGTATTGAAGAAGCAACCTAAGAAAAAGGATATAAAGAAGAAGATTAAAAAGGTAAAATATGACTTTTACAAGAAATATAATAATGAGGAGAAGAGCTATTTTGATTTGTTATCAGCGAAAGAGCAAGAGAAGATAAGTATTCTAGAAGACAAATTAGAAGTCAGCAAGAAGGCGCTAACCGTTCCTATGCGTTTTAAGATATTAGGTTTAGATATTAATGAGCGAACCAAGCGCAGTATCGTATTTAAACTAGAATGTTTAAGCAAGATGTCCTCAACATCTGGCGAATTCCACAAAATATCCAACTGGCTCGGTATATTGAATGAGATGCCTTTTAATAAATACTTTAAAATTCCTATAAAGAATACTGACGGAAATGACAAGATATGCGAGTTTCTAAGTGGTATTAGAGGGCGTATGAATGACCGTATATACGGGCACAAGGAGGCTAAGGAGCAGATTATACGGGTATTGGCGCAATTGATATCATTCCCGAAAGCATACGGGTATATTATCGGGATACAAGGTGCCGCCGGTATCGGTAAGACGAAGTTGATTAAGGAGGGCATCTGTAATGCTCTAAATTACCCAAATGCCTTTATATCGTTGAGCGGGGCGGACGATGCGTCGTTTTTAAGAGGACACTCTTATACTTACGAGGGAGCCACTTATGGGAAGATATGCGAATCGCTTATTAAGACGGGTATAATGAACCCACTTTTATTATTTGACGAATTAGACAAGGTATCCGACACATATAAGGGGCAGGAAATCATAAACACCTTAATTCATATAACAGACCCCGTACAGAATGACAAATTCACAGACAGATACTTTGAGGAGATTGATTTGGATATATCACGCTCTATGATAGTATTCACCTTTAACGATGAGACGCTCATCAACCCTATTTTAAAAGATAGGATGATTGTTATAAATGTGAAAGGCTACAATAAACAGGAAAAGATAGTGCTGTCGAAGGATTACCTAATACCTGAGATATTAGCGCAATATAATCTCAAGAAGGGCGATATAATGTTTGGAGACGAGGTGTTAGCACATATTATAGATAATATTGAGGGTGAAGAAGGCGTCCGTAATTTGAAGCGAGCAATCAACAATTTGATTTCTTGGATTAATATGATGCGATATGTATCTATAGATAATGTTATGATAAACCTGCCTTATGTCGTAGATATCAAGTTTTACGATAAATACTGTGGGATTAGTAATAACAGTATGCGAAAAGATGTCTTACATTCGCTATATTTATAATGTGTGATACTTGTTAAGGTTTTTATTTTTATATTGTTAGCAAAATTATTATAAAAATATAATATATTTATAGGAATTGCTAGTATAATTATGAGTGCGAAGGCTACGAAGACTGCTGCTAGTCCTACGAAGACTGCTGCTAGTCCTACGAAGACTGCTGCTAGTCCTACGAAGACTACCGCTAGTCCTACGAAGACTGCTGCTAGTCCTACGAAGACTGCTGACACCTCAAGAGGCGCGACCAAGACACCCTCTCTAGTTAGAGCAATAAGTGCGAAAGGTGTTAGTATGCAAAGCCCTATAAATATGTTAAGCCTGATGAAACTACGGAGTGCGCAGAGCGCAAGGAGTGAAGGGATAGATACAGGAAGCAAATGTAATAATGATATCAAGGCAATAAGGAAATATAGCAGTTTTATATTTTTTGGCTGCTGGAATAATGTGAATTGTAAGAAGGAGTATGTATATCGTGATATCGTCCTAGATTATATACACGATAAAGAGAAAGCCATTAATCAACTATACATAGCAGGGGATAACTGGTATACGAATATAAAGAATATAGATGGTGTGAATTACAAGGTTTATTTAACAGACATTTTAACTAGAGGATATGACAAGTTATATTCTATGAATAAAGAGATATATATTGCTGTAGGGAACCACGATGAAGACAAGAACGCTGTCGCGGCTGTCGCGGCTGATGCGGCTGATGCGGCTGTCGCGGCTGATGCGGCTGTCGCGGCATTACAGAAGGATTGTAATATAAATACGCAAAAATACTACTTAAAGAAAATTAAGGATTTGAAGACAGGACAGGTGGGGCGAACTGTTAATACAATAACCGAGCCTACATTAGAGAGTTTAGAACTTGAAGCAAAAGAAGGGAAACTTACTGATAGTTATTTGTGTAAAAATGGCGTGTATATATATGTTGAAGATATAGGCGTGCGATATAATAAGGGCAACATAGTAATCATAATAAATACCAATAAGTTTGACGATTACGATGAAGGACTGGAATATTTAGAGAGTATCAGGGCATTTATAGAATATGTGGTGGGTGTTAGAAATAGTAATGGCGGCAGCAGCGGCAGCGGCGAACAGATATTTGTAATGGGGCACATACCTTTATTCAATTTTAAGAAAGACGAAATACAGATACAGGATATAAACAAGAAAGAGCTTAAGTTTAGGGAAATAATAGTAAGGCTTTTTGATATGTTCGTAGAAAACAACATCATATACATTTGTGCCGATACGCACAACTTTAGTATAATGAGTATTAAATGTAATAATAGTGATGCGAGGGTATTGATACAGATAACAGCAGGGAGTGGTGGTGCTGACCCTGATTTATTAACAACCGAATATGCTACGAAACCCACAACCAAAACCATAAATTTAAAAGATGAATTTGATGGCTATAATTTTAAAATAGAAGCATACGCATTAAATTCTTACGGGTATGCTACGGTATCTACAGGAACCGTCAATAACATTACTGTATGTTATAAGCAGATAATAAAGGATAATGAGGATATCACCACCGCTACTATGGCTAGCGCTGCTACCAATATAACTGAGATAACTTATAAGATAGATAAGGCGACTAAAACTATAAGCGAAGTTAAAGCGACTAATCCTGAAGCAACCATAAATATTCACAAGAATACTGAGATATGTAAGAAGATTGAGAAGCCAACGCGCGGTTATATAACCAGTCTAAGCCATAAAACGGCGTGTTTTAAAAAAGATATTGATAAGAAAGATAAGGATAAGAAGGATAAGAAGGATAAGAATAAGGATAAGAAGGAGAAGACATAATAAAACATTCTTTATTATTAAAGAGAAACCACCAATTATAATTATGAAAAAAAATAGCTATAGCATAAGCATACTATTCTGGATGCTAGCAATACTAGCAATCGTCCTCGCCATATACTTTGTATTCGTTGTATATAAAGCTACTTTAACATCGGGATTAAATAGCGATGATAGTAAAGAGAATTATAGTAATAGCGACGGAGACGAAGAAGGCACCGAAGGCAGCGACCCACGCATCCGTTTTATGACATATAAGGATACAGCAAACTTTTTAGCCAAGGATAATGATGGGTATGTGCGTAATTTAACGGAGTTAGATTTGCTCGCCAGAAATGTCAAGACGCATATAGATTATCTAAATAATATAGATGATACCACAGTTTCTTTTACAGAAGACGAAAAGAAGTTGCTAGTAAAATGTGCGAATAACGCCGACAAGTATTTGAGGGATGAAAAGTTTGCCGAAATAAAATACGGTAAGCATCTGGACGGCAAGGAAATTGCGGGTATTAAATGGGTATTCGCAAATACCTATGCTAACTATTCTAAAGATGTTATTAAAGAATACGAGCAGGGGCTACCGCATACCAGAGAGAATATCATATTATTATCTAAGAATGTTTTAAAGTATGACGAACTAGACTTAACGAGCACCCTGATACACGAGAAGATACATATATATCAAAGATATAACCCTGAACTCTTTGACAAAATAATAACAGAAATGGGACTTAAGGAACTAGACAAGAAGTCCTTTAGGCACGCTAAGTATATCCGGTCTAACCCTGATACAAATAATAAACTCTATTATTATCCTAAGACGGCTACGACAGATACGGGAACGACGACGGCTACGGCTGCCGCTAGAGACATATGGAATTCTATGACGGGCGCTGCTAGTGCTGCTAGTGCTGCTAGCGGCGCTAGCGACACGAAGGATTACGACGAAGACAAGGTGATGGTTTGCTTGTATCGTAATGACAAGCCGAATAGCATTAATGATGTGAAACATAAGAAATTTACGGAAGAGCACCCATACGAAAAGATAGCCTATGAGGTTGCTGAAAATTATAATAATAAGAATAATAACAAAAATAAATATATAAATATATAAAGTTATAGTAGTTTTAGAAGTAAAGAGAAGAAGAATGGACGAAGTTATACAGCAAGCACCCGATTATTTTTCTAAAGAGGAGATTGAAGTTATATTTAAAAAGAATGAAGAAAATGTAATAAATACCTTGATTGATTTGTGGAACTTAGATGCGCCTAAGACAAAAAGCGCAGCAGAAATCGCAGCAGAGGCTGCCGCTATGGAAATAGATATAAATAAGGTTAGCGCAGCTGGTGGCGATAAATGGGCTAGCATAAGAGACATTTGCGATACATATGATTTAGAGATGCAGACCCAGATGAACCTGCTTAAGAATAGAAAGCAGTAAGCGATAGCAGCAATAGCGGCGACAGCGGCGACAATAGACAATAAAAATATAAATATCTTTATTATATAAAGAAAATAATATGGCGATAGAGACTTACAATTTTAATGTTTTAACAGTTATAATTAAGGAGGTATTCCCTGTGAAAACCTGTAATGGGATATATTGTAATTTAAACTTCAAGATGTTTAACAGCGCCTACAATCAATCGTCTGGCTTCTTAACAGGAAACAATTATGTCCTCAAGCAACTTCGTAATTTCGCAGACGGCAAAGGCTATGGATACGATGATGGTGAAGGCGATGGCGGCAAATTTGACTTCTCGTCGCCTGAGGATTATATGTATTACAATAGTGATAAAAAAGAATACTAAGTAGTAAAATATATATAATAATATAAATATCCCTTATATAATTAGATAAAATGTTTCTAAATTTTGAATTAGAAATATTTCTAATGGTATTGCTGCTACTTATAGTGATATCTATGATACCAATAATAGAATTGAAATATAATAGCGACCTCTATGAGAATATAGAGAAATTCAACAAATATTGCTTAAATAATGATGCGAAGTTGCTGAGCGAACTGGATGTGAAAGATACATATATGTGGAATATGTCGTCGTATATATACGACTATAATAATCTGTCAAACTTCTTCCACAAAAGGGACGATAGAGGCATAGGCACTAGCGATTACGCGGGGCTGAACCGAGATGCCGCCAAGGTATCCGTGAATAACAAACAGATAGATAATGTTATGAAAATATACAACTACTATTTGTATATGTCGTTAGGCTTCTTTATAGTCATAATTGTCTTTTTTATAAGTCAGGCAAATATACTAATAAATATAGGGGCTACTAGCGATTATGCTATATGTATGGACGGTGAAGGCAGCAGCGATAACAAGATATTTAATGTGTTTAAAAACTATATGTATGCCCTCTTTGTATATATCGCATTATTTATTGTGTTTTTCTCTTTGATATTAAAGAAACTTACTGAATTATATGCTGATACAGATACATACGAATACATTATGTTAATGAAAGAGTTAGACATCCTACTTAAGGAGAATAAGCCGGCAAACGCCGGTATCGTAAATATATTAAAGAAGTATTCTAATAATAAGATTAACGACATCGCCTATATCGCACTCAATAACAAGGCAATTATTAGCGAACTATCCGCAAAAATACTTAAGAATAAGGATGATGTAGTGTCTGTGGTTAAATACGACAATAACGAGAACTACAAGATAACATTAAAGAATATAGAAAAGATAGAGTATTACAATGGTAAGGAGGCGAAGGACAAGGTGAAGAACAAGGTTAGCGACATATTCCAGTTTATTTATGTGTATATAATATTCTTGATAGTCCCTATATATATGCTGTCAATATCGCTACAAGGCAACTATATGTATCTGCTTTTCACTATAATCGCAATAATAATATTCAGCGTCTCAGTATATAACATCTATAATACATTACAAAACTAGATACACACAATATCTTCTAATATCTTTTTTTCTTCATAAGGTTTAAAGTTAAAGTAAAAGTTAAAAATATAAAATATGCTGACTTCCACTATAAATCTTACAATTTTTATAATGATGATTATAATCTATTTAAACGAGATGAGAAACATCAGCACATTCGTCTATAACTTCCACTATATAAAGGATTTGTCTAGGATTATAATGACCGAAAAGTGTAATAGCGTGTATTGCGAAGCCGAGACCGACCGATACCAGATGGCGAAAAACAGTTATAAACTGCTATTGCCGAACGACATCTTCAATTCCAAGACATATATAATATTTACCTTTATAGTCGCCATATTGATTTACATATATTTCTACTTTATTCTGTTTAATTCAGGCGACAACGACGGTGGTGGCGAGAGCGACGCTAACTACTATGTCCTTAATCTTTTGATGCTGGCGCTTTTGCTAGGAATAATAATTTACAGATATGTCCCTAACGATGAAACAGGATACCTAAATTATTTTGGAAAAGTTAATGACACTGACAGTTTTTCTAGCACCTTTAAACTGTATATATTGGTTCTGCTAATTGCGATTACTCGCGTCATATTCTTAATAAAACGCAAACAAGCCGGTAGCGAAGGCTTATTAATTATGACAGTCAAATACCTATGCTTTATGTTTGCTATTATCCTACTATTTAATCTAATGAATATCGTTATGACTTTTCGTAATAATAAAACGCCTATATTGAAGACAAAGAGCTTAGTCTGGTCTCTCAAGAACTCCTTTGAAGGTATGTTGGATAAATTCTCATTAACCCAGATAGCTCATTTAAATAAGGATATATCCGACGAATATAAGAAGATAATATATATTAAACAACTTTTAGCGACTAAGGAGATAGCTGATACGGATACTATATCGGCTATTATAGATGTCTTACTAGCATTTGAAGAATTGTCAACAATCGTAATTAAAAATTATGGGGGTATTGATAGTGCGAATAGCATAAATTTAAAATATATAATTGATTTGAAGAAAATAATTAATGACAAAACAGCTAAAATTATAGAGAAGAAGGATGGTGCCGAAGCCGCCGAACAACCCACAGTATCTAACTTATCCCTGATATATGACAAGTTTGTGAAAATACCTCATCACTACAACGCAGACGAACATAGCACCAATAATAACGAAAATAACACGGACTATGTATATACTGCCGACATATCCTATGACAACGCTAACCTGTTTTATGAAAAATACTGGGATTTAAATGCGAACACCGGCGACTTCTTATATAACTACGATTACTTCGTCTCCTCCTTCTTGTTTGGGGGCTATCGCCCTAACCTATTCAAGATTTTAATAGTTATAGTGATATTCATCGTAGTTATCTATATACTCGCCCTAATTAACGGTATAATTCTTGTGAAACATACCGCTGAATTAACAGAATTATTCAACAAGGTATATTCTATAATATACCCTCTAATCCTGTTCGTCATATTGATAACCTATATACTGCTGTTTATCCGCTTTAATACGATGTTTAACTCTAGCGTCATTTATAAGTGCCTTGACAGCAGTTATAAGAGGTCGCTGAATAAATTGAATAATGTTGTGGTGCCTTATATACGAATGTATGACAATAAAATCCTGAAAGGTAATAAGAACTACCTACAGCACTACATTATTACAAATGTCTTTTATTCAATATTGAGCGGCAATATAAAATTGGCGGCTAACACAGAGGGAAAGAGTATCATCAACGAGCCGCAGGAGAACGAGAATTACTATGACATACCACGCATTAAATCGACACGGCTAAAATTAACCACTTTGAATAGTAGCGTCCTCAGCAACGATAATGAGTTTCGCGAGTATTACAAGGCAAAGTTTGAAAACCTATATAAGGACGGCTACGACAAGAAGCACGCCGAAAGTATATATGAGGTGTTTAGACACCTATTCGGCGCAGACAGCACAATAAGAAGCAGCGAAGCAGGTATAGATGCCTATTTTAAAGAGATAATTAGCAGGGACAATATCTTAAAGATTTATCTCATTATAAAGAAGTGTGTCTCTCTGTTTAACGAAGAGACATTCAATAATAACTTAATATACTATAATAATCACGAGAACAAACAGAAGGGGGTTAATATAGATGCCTATAATAAGTTTAAATTTTATAAATACGGGGACAAAGTGATACCTTACAAATTCATATTAAAACTGAATACATTCACCGATTATACCGAATTTGTCAAAGACATAAATGTTAAAGTTCGCGTAGAATTTGACAAGAACATAGCCGATTACTTTTCGCCCACGACATCTCTTACATCTCTTACAAATATCCTAGATAATAGCACAGACAGCGAAGACCTATTAAGTCAGGCAGCAGACCTAGAAAATAAGAAAGATAAGAATTTGATAATACTGATTACAATGTATTTGCTAATTCTTGCGCATATCAATTATAACCGGATAGAATATAATAGTATTGTTGTTGACGCTAATGCTAATACATCCGCAATCACCGCAGCAACCGCAAGGAAGAAAGCAATATACGAGAAGAAGACTACCTACCTATATAAATTGATATCCAATATATTATACGACGATACCTATGATATTGACGATACCTTTGTTACTAATAGTGATAGTAATAGCAATACTAACGGTATTGTAAGTATTTCTCTCACGAATGGTGGTAGCGGTTATACTACCCCTCCTACAATCAATTTAATACCTGTAGAAGATGTAGGAACGGGTGCTGTCGCTGAAGCATTATTAACACGAACACCTATAAGGGTAATAAATATTACGAATGGAGGTGCCGGTTATATAACCGCTCCTACAATAAATATTAGAGGTGGCGGAGCGACTATACAAGCAACAGCGACAGCGACAATAAACCAATTAAGAGGAATAATAACAGGTATTCAAATTGTCACAGCAGGAAGTGGTTATACTAAAGTTCCAACAATTGATATAATTGGCGGCGGAGGCACCAGCGCTATTGCGGAAGCTATACTAAATTCTTCATCCGTAGAAAGTATTCAAATTACCAACGAAGGAAGTGGTTATACCACCGCGCCAGCAGTTAATATAACTGGCGGTGGCGGCACAGGTGCTACAGCTGTAGCCCTAAACAGTCTTTTAATAGGTGGTGGCGAATACGAGAAATACAAGCACTTGTCATATATCTATAATTACTTAGAGACTAGGTTTGTTAATATATCCGCCAATAATAATAAAAATTACTTGGCGAATATCATTAAAGGTATTAATAACAAGATTAGCGATAGCAGCGGCAGCGGCGACGAAGACAAGATAATGAATATGGAAGGCAAATCATCTATGTATATGTTTAATGACAATATAAATCTTATGAAAACCCCTGAAGAGTATGAGAACGAGGACGAGGTATTAAATGCGGCGAATAATGTATCCACGGGCTCTTTGGCGACGACCTATGTATTCAATATAATACTGATAATAGTGTATTTTAAAGTTATATCGGCAAATATCAAATAGGCACTATTAAATAATCTTTTTAACTATTAAATATGATAGAAGAAACCAATTTAACAAAGGAACTCAAGTGTAGCACCAAGGATTGCGAGATAGATACGCTAGGAGACAAGGATGCCTATATATGCTGCTATAATCTGCCTCGTAAGATGCGTGAGTTTTTACACAAAGACGCATATATGCTAGAGTATAAAAACACCATTAAGCGGGACGACAGTATTGATAGGATGCGAGTGCTATATAGCAAATTCTTTCAGCCATACAGCGTATTACCTAACAAAAAGATAGACAAGGTTTATAGAGATGCTGAATATAACAACTGGGAATATAATCGCAAGTATTTTAACACATTCGGGATTATACCTTTGGAATTGATACCTGCTTCATATATACCATTCAATTACAAAAATTACGATATGAACCTAGACAGATTGACGAGAGGCGAGATATTTTACGAAGACGACTATAAGCGGATATTTATAGATTACAATAAACAGCCTGACCCCGCTAGCAAGACGCATTTTAACGAAAAGGGCTTAAAGGAATATCTAGAGATATGCCTGAAAGACAGGCTGGCTAGCCCGAAGGCAATCTTTAACGCCTTCTCTATAACTATTATGACACAGTTTATATGCGTAATATGGTTTTTTATTATTGTGATGATGCTCTATATAGTGTTTTATTATTATAGGGATATATACTCGTATATTCTTTTAGGCATTACTATTATCTTGGTATTTGTGGCGATTGTATTGAAGATGTTTAATATACTTAATATTGAATAATTTATTATTGAATAATTTATTATCTATAATACGATTAAGGAAGTATAAGTATAATATAATGGCTGCTGCTGCTGAAGAAGCATTAAAATCCAATTATAGATACAATATGATATTTAACAATACTAGCACTAATAACGACGATGACGATGTTAAATTTAATACGAACTTGATAAGTGATTTTGATTTACAGAACTTTGACCCTAAACGCTACGAATACTATGTTAATTTATTAAAGGTGTTTAATAATGACCCTGATACCCTCTCTAAATTATTAAACAAATATAATAGCATCAAGACTTTAAAAGGAAAGGAGCGAAAAATTATAAGGGAAATTAGCAATTATGTTAATAAACTCAAGGATATAGAAGGTAATGCGAGGGCAGCGCCGCAGGTAGGTGGTGGTGATAATAGTGAATTGAATGGCAAAAGGAAAAGAGCCCAGAAATTATATGAGAGTGTTGAGAAATTATCTACCGAGGCTACCGAGGCTACCGATGATTTTAAGGCTGCTATTGAGACATTTAAGAGTGATATTTTAAGATTTATTGAGGATTTGAAAACAGAGCAAATATTAAAAAATTATAGCCTTAATGATAATACAATAAATGCTTTTCAAGAGAGCGTGGATACTTTTAAAAATGAAATTGAAAAGTATAATAATAGCAAACAAAATGGTGGTCTATTATTAAAGGACATATTAATTGAAAATTCTGCTGAAATAGGCGCTGCCGCTGAAACTGATGCCACTGCCGCTGCTGATGCCGCTGCTGGTGCTGGTATTACCGCTAAAACCACCAAAGCTGCCGTCGCTGCCGCCGCTGCTGCTGCTAAAAAAAAGAATAATTTTATAAAAGAAGCAAAGAGATTGGCTGGAGAAGCAACAAAATTGATAAAATATACACAGGATGCTAATAGAAATATGGAGGCAAAAATATATGGCGATAAAAGTGGAATTAGAGAATTATTAAAGATATTAGACGAAGGCAAGAAAAAAGATGATGAAGAGAAAGCAAAAGATAATGAGATAAAGAAGAGAGATAAAGAAAGAAAAGAGAGAGAGAAGGTAAGACAAGATACCGAAGGGTTATTAGCGGGCAACATAGCAAAAAGAAAGAAAGACATAGATAATGAGGGAATTTTAATTGTGGAAAGTGATGATAGCAATAGAAGTGATGGGAGTGTTGGGAGATTTAGGAGTTTTGATAGTGATGGGAGTGTTGGGAGATTTAGGAGTTTTGATAGTGATGGGAGTGTTGGGAGATTTAGGAGTTTTGATAGTGCTGGGAGTTTTGATAGTGCTGGGAGTTTTGATAGTGCTGGGAGTTTTGATAGTGATGGGAGTTTTGATAGTGCTGAGAGATATGATAGTGATGTGAGTTTTGATAGTGATGGGAGTGATGGGAGTGATAAACCAGAAGAAGGAGAACGACAACAAAATAGCTTTCGTCGAAATGCGTTTGTAGATGAAGCTGCAAAAAAGAATATAAGCTTACAGTTAGAAGAAGCAGAAAGAAAATACGCCAATTCAATAAATGAAACAATACCCGTAAGAACTTTAAAACTAGAAAGGCAACCAGCACCGCAAGGGACTAATGTTGTTATGGGAGGCTTAATTGATAATCTAAAAGAAACACTAGCAATAGCAGCAATAGCAGCAAGAGAAAAGCAAACAAAAGCACGAACAGTCGCACGAACAGACGCGCCAGCACCACAAGCACCAACACCAGCACCAGCACCATCACCAGCACCAGCACCAGCACCGCCAATAAGACAAGCAGCATCAGCACCACTAGTTCCAGCAATGACCCCCGCAACACCACAATTAGGTGGAGCCGCAGACGAATATAACGACGATACATTAAAGGCTAGGTATCTAGAGGCAAGACCTCAACGATATAGTAGGATAACCCTAGACGACCCGAAAATAGAGAAACTTAGAAATGCGAATAAGGAGAGAAGCGATAGCGGCGATAGCGGCGATAGCGGCGAGGATACAGGAGCAGTTAAAACCGATAACAAGATAGAGCAGTTATCTAACGATATTGATGTATATAATGGGCTATCCTCAGCAGACAAGGACAATCCTATTAAAAACAAGGAGATGATACAGAAAATTAAGAGATTTGAGGATGACCCTAAAAATCCATTAGAAGAACTAGAACTAACCTTTGACGACCGCATAGTATTCATTATTGCGACTTTTTTTATCCGTTATATAACTATAATTATGGTGCAGTGGTGTATAGACATCAATATTATAAAGACCTTCTATGAGGGCTTCATATATTACGCTGTCATCTATATTATATTATTTTGGTTTATTGTGTTATTCATTAATATAGATAATAGTTTTGATGTTAAATATATGAACTTTAATGGAATTATAAATAGTATCCGCACGCTCTTTTACTATTTTTATATGGGGACGAACGGGATATCGCGGCTACTCATTCACACCTCATTAATATTACTATTGATTGTAATCCCTATCATATTAAATATTAAAAAGAGCAACGAATATAAGCCCGATGAAGAGCGCGATGGCGTTAAAATATTGGACTTTGAGGAACGCAAGCAACTATCTAAGGCGCTATCGCTATTCACTATGTTTATCTGGCTATTCACTAGCATAATCGCGACGAAGTTCTAGCCCTCTTATTCTTAAGTGATTTTTTGGGAGGGGACGGACGGAAGGACGGGGGATGGTTAAAAGGCGGTGTAATATATATCTCTAATTATTTTAGAAGGATACTAACCACAATAACTGTTAATGAATGATAACTTACGCTATATATCTTTACAATATATCAAGGGAACCAACTATGAGGAAATAAGGTGTTTCAAGTATGATGTTATTAAGGATATATTAGAAGACGAAGGAAACTTTAGAGAAGTATCAATTGATACGCTAAGGGATTTAGAGGAGGCTATTGACGACGACAATATATGCTATATAGGCGAGAGTTTCTTAAATGACCTAGTGAATTATTACAATTTTAAAGATATTAAAAGTAAAATAAAGAAGGCTAAAGCTATTATTGAGGATAGCAAGAAGGTTATTAAGAAAGACGCTAGCGATGAAGAGAAGGCACAAAAGAAGAAACAAAGATTAGATATAATTATTGCGCTGAAGGAACTGGTTGATGTTTTAGAACGCCTCAAGACAAATAGTAATATTGGCGAGCAGTTGTTGAAGGGGGTAGATATTAAAGAAAGAGAGGAGATGCGTGATAAAGGAACAAAAAAAATAAGAGAAGAAGAGGTAGCGGAGGCTATAGCTGAGGCGGCTGTTAAAAAATATAAGAAAGTTAAAGTGTTATTAGAAATATATGATAATAAAATGCAGTTAGATGGTATTAATGATATTAAAGGTATGTATAGAAATAATGATGATGATATGATGATGAACGAAATTACACAGAAAATTACTTATGTGATTAATAATACAAACACAGGTGATGATTATAGTGCGATAAAAATTTTTATAGTTGACGGTATCAAACAAATTCTAAATAATAATGCAGGCACCAAGTATAATTTAATAAGCCTGCTTTTAACCTTAAGAAAGTTGATATTATATGAGAATGAGCAAGACAGTTTGAAAGGCAAGGTTGAATTGGATAATGCCGATAATCTATTGGTATTGTTAAAGACCTATACAAAAATATGTGATAGGAATATAGGCAAGTTTGATAGATTGTTTAAACAGAATGACATAGTTGATATAGATGAGGCGTTTATGATTGAATCGTATGCTACCTTTTTAAACAAATTAAATAAGTTAAAAAGAAATTTGGAGAGTAAGGACAAAGGCAAATTAGAGAGGGCTTTGACAAAATCACTAGACAAACTATTCAACCTATACGGTATTAATGATTACGAAAAATTAATTAATACTGATAGTACTGCTAATAATGACGCACAAAACTATATTAAGAAACTGATAGACGATTATTAGTTATTCTTATATAGGATTTGCGAGGGATACATCATAGAGAACATCAAGTATGGTAATAGAACGATGTTAAGAGGTGTCTCCTAGTATTATCTAGTATTACTATTATTTATTTTTTATTATCTTAGAAACTTTTAACTATTTCTAAAAACTTTTACAACTTTATATATTTCTAAAAGTTTCTAACTTATCTAAGCCTCGCTAGCATTCCCTAAAAATACCTAAGTAATATTATTTTTATCTTTATTACACCAGTAATGATAATAGATGATAATTATAGACATCATCTAACATCTAACATTTAACAATTATTAAGACCATTCCTTATATACGATAAGATAGAAAAAAGAGACCGGCAAAGACCGTATAATATTTAGTTGGAATAAGCAAGTCCGCCCATACCCGAGAGGATACGGAGAACATTATAATTCACGGCGTATATGCTGATGACACCAGACATACTGGACGATAGCGATAGGACGGCAGTATCAATACGGGACATATTGAGGGTGCCTGAGGGTTGGTGCTCCTCGGGCTTGAGGGCGAATGAATAAACATTAATGCCTTGGTGGAACTTGTCAGGGGTATTCTCGTGGTGCTGATAGGGCTGGACGAGGGAGAAATACTCACCCTTGCGAGTAGCGAAGCGGTCATTACCGTTAAGCATTATCTTAGCGCTAGTAACAGGGTTGGTGGAGTCAAGATGGTCATTATTAGCACGAGTATCGCCAGCAGTTGAGTAATTGTTCCAATACACATCCGCTGAGGTATTCTTGATAGTCCAGACAAGTTCCTTACACGGGTGGTTGAAGTTCATACGGATGCTCTTCATAGAGTCACCAGATGAAGTTATGGAGTCAGCACCGGTGAATTGAAGTTGCTCTATCAGGTATTCGTGGGACAACTGGGCAAAACGGCGGCGCTCATCGGTATCAAGGAATATGTAATCAACCCACAGGGTAGCCTTGTCAAGGCGCAGGGCGACATTATTATTAGCAAAAGTGCTGTTGCTAACATATGAACCAGGGGTGCCGGTTGTCTCCTCCTCATAGGTATAGTTTTTAACGCTAGTATCCTTCATACCAGCCTCGTTTTCGTATTCAATATTGATTTTAACTTCGTGGTATTGAAGAGCGATTAAAGGGAGAGCTAGACCGACATTACGGCAGAACCAGAACTCAAGAGGCACATAGAGTTCATATTCTTGACCGGATATAAGTTTAGTTGAGATGTTGCGGGGATTAGCACCAACCATAGCATTATAACCGTTGCGCTTTCCTATCGGGAGCGAAAGTTCATTCCAAATGTATAGCCACTCTGAGTAATGCTTGTCTATGCGTTGTCCGCCAATCTCAAGTTCAATCGTCTTTAATAGTTTATGACCGAAGTTAGGGACGAGAGCAACGGGGGAGGTTCCGGCAGTTCCACCAGTAGCTGTAATAACACCGTAGAAATATACACGATGGATTAAATCACCGTTGCGGGTGATTTGGAAACTTACACGAGAACCGAGAGAATTGCTTCCAGTCGGGGTTTGCTCTATAGCCTCAATAGCGAAGTTAGTATGACGACGATATACAACTTTGAAGAAGGTAATTTGAGGATTACCAGTTAAATAAACATCCTGTGCTCCGTAAGCTACTAATTGAAGAAGACCACCACCCATTTACGCTATATTCTTTATACTATTAGAGGAGAAAAAAAAAAGGCAATAACATTCGTTATACATTCGTTATACATTCATTACTCATTACATTAGTATATCCATTACATCTAGTATATATCCATTACATCTAGTATATATCCATTACATATTACCATTATATATTATTTAGTTAGAATAAGCAAGACCGCCCATACCAGAAAGGATACGGAGAACATTATAATTAACGGCATACACATTTAAAGTGGATGACATATCGGTAGCAGTTAAGGTCGCGTTAAGGTCAAGAGAAAGGGTAGCAGTATCAATACGGGACATATTGAGAGTGCCTGAAGGTTGGTGCTCCTCTGGCTTGAGGGCGAATGAATACACATTAATACCGGCATTCGTCGGGATATTCTCGTGATGCTGGAAAGGCTGTATGAGATTGAAGTATGAACCTGGGCGTCCCGAGAAACGGTCATTACCGTTAAGGATAAGTTTAGCAGTTGTGATAGGGTTCATCGCAATTATAGAACTTGAACTAACGGTCTTGTTGTGTAGAAGGTTCAAGTTATAAGGGGCGTTAGCGCCTATGTTAATAGCATCCTGTGCGGTAGTGTAGTTGAACCAGTTGTTGTTGGTTGTTTGCTGAGTGGTTCCTGAAGCGACTGACTTCTTAGAAGCGAACCATACAAGTTCCTTACAGGGGTGATTGAAGGAGAGCTTGGAGTTTAATTTGGTTGAGGAGATTGATTCAGAGCCCGTGAATTGGAGTTGCTCTATGAGGTATTCGTGAGACAACTGGGCGAAACGGCGGCGCTCGTCGGTATCAAGGAATACATAATCAACCCAGAGAGTAGCGTTAGGGAAGGCTGAAGCGTCGGTGCCTGCGCCACGGCATAGAGCACCAGTCTCAAATTGGATGTTAATCTTAACTTCGTGATATTGAAGAGCGATTAAAGGAAGAGCGAGACCGACATTACGGCAGAACCAGAACTCTAGAGGCACATAAAGGGTCTCGTCTGTGAGAAGTCCGCCAGTTTGACCCACCATCTTATTATAGCCATCACGCTTTGACTTAGGTAACGAGAGTTCGTTCCAGACATACAGCCAGTGTGAGTAGTGCTTGTCTATCTTTTGTCCGCCAATCTCAATCTCAACAAAATTGATTAAGCGAAGACCATAGAAGGCGCATAACTCTACAGTATTTCCCGTGGGTATCTTGAGAGAAAGATACATACGATGGACTAAATCGCCATTACGAGATATTTGACAAGTAACACGGTTGCCGTATCCAGGAGTGCCGTTGAAGGTTTGTGCGATAGCCTCAATAGCGAAGTTAGTATGACGACGATACACAACCTTGAAGAAGGTAATTTGAGGATTACCAGTTAAATAAACATCCTGTGCTCCGTAAGCTACTAATTGAAGAAGACCACCACCCATTTACGCTATATTCTTTATACTATTAGAGGAGAAAAAAA